TAGAAACATACGGTATGAGAATTTCTGGCATGCCAAATTTTGCATCAGACGTTGCAGCAATAATTGATGTAAAGCTTAGAGCAGTGACTGTAACTAGACCGTCATTACGTGAGACTCCGCTGTATGCACAAGTAAACAATGGACAATCTTCAACTACGATTAATCTTGAACCAATTGCGCCTAGTACAATCTTTGGCCGTTATTATTGTCAAGGTTCAACCCCATCATCTCCTAGAATTGAGTTGTTAGGTAATCGATATATGTATACAAGCCCAGCCTCAGATAGAATAGAGTCAACTGTCAGCCGAGTTCAACCTCACGATTTCTTATGCACTTTACCTGGAAACCCAACGCTCAATGTATCAACTCGAATCTATGGATCTGGATGGATAATCGAATCTGGAGTATGTTCGAATGGTGAAGAAACAGGTCAGCAGCTTACTACTACTGCCTCACCAGATTAAACCTTTAATTTAAAAGGAATAGCTTTCTTCTTTTCAAGCAATCGATATGCATCGAGGATTGCATTGGAATCAAATCCACCGCGCTGATTGACTAATCTATTTAGAATAATTAGGTCCTTAGTTAGACAAATCGCATCGTGTTCTGGGACAAGGTCATCGTATGTACATACTATCACATTATTCTCAGGTGAAAAATCTGTTAATAGCGGTTTTTCAGCAAGCAGACGAGCTTTAAACTCATTTTCTTTCAAGTCAGGCAGCTTAACCGATGCACATTTAATTAGAGAACACGCAAGCGGCCGTTTGCTTGCCAAGTTAAGCTTAATAATATCATAGACATCATTTTTTGTGCTACGACATACAATGTAAATCTTGTTCTCTCGATGTAGTTTAACGTTATTAAAATAGAAGTGCATGTTCTTAAGCACTGACGTCTGTCTCTCTAAATAAATCTTTAGCGTTTGTCCCAGAATTTCAGACGCCCTAGTCATGATTTTGGAACCTTCTCCTAAATCATCACGTTTAGCTAAAGTATTAACGATTTCGACCAGATTTCGATCACTATTAATTATCTGTAGGCTTGAATTATACAGCTTTTTATCAGCTAACACTGTGTTTAGATTAAAATAGTGAAAGGCTATTTCGTAGAAATTACTAAAGTCTGCTTCTAAGTTTTTTAAATACTTCTGTTGAGCATCCAATAGGACATACGTATAGTATTCCAGGTCTACATAATTTGCTTGACACAACCACATCGGGTCAAGTACAAGTTTGGGGTTAAGTGGTCTCATATCGTACCCCGATCTTTTTGATTATTTATTCAAACATACAATTAGATTACTGCTGCGATAAATAACAAAAAGCACGATTGATGCGGAATTTACTCTTTAAATTAGTTACAGACTCAGCTAATAATTCGATAACCTATAGTAAAAACTATCGAATTTTTAGACTGGATGCTCCTGTGCCAAACGTTGTGCAAATACTCAGTATTACTGATTTTTTAGAATTAAACAATAATTCAGCAGCAAACCTAACTCGACAGTTTAGATGGTCAAAGGACGGCCAAAACTGGTCACTATGGGTTAACTTTGCAGATAGTAGTTCAGTGATGATTGACGAAACTGTGTCAATGCATTTTGAGTTTAAGTTCACATATGATAATTCAACATATGCTGCACTAGCTCAGCCAGTTGTGATTGAAGAAATTCAATTAACAGTTACCAGTGATTCAATCTCAACTCCAGAAACATCTTATGGGTCAGTATCATGCAATGCCGAAGGCTGTCCAGTCATAGTCGCGGACCGCGAAGCTAGTTTTAATCCATATGGTGTTGACTCAGCAATTGGTATTGCAAGAGAATTAAGTCTACAGACAAACAAGATATTTGGCCACGAGGTAGTTTACTTCAAAACTGAGCCTGACAGACAATCTGGTGATTTCATTTTTAAAGAATGGACCTTATACAAAACTACAAATCGTAAATGTGTTAAGGTCATGGTACCAGATAATATCTTTCCAGACTCAAAACCGGTATTCAACGAGTTTGGTGTAGATTTTGAGATACCGTTTGAGATCCACATTGACCACACATACTTTCAATCGATTTTTGGAGCAGATTCGCAACCTCGAAAAAGAGACTATCTGTATTTTCCATTAACTAATCGTATGTATGAAATACAGGGATCATATCTACACCGAGGCTTTATGATGGAACCTATCTATTGGAAAGTACAATTAACTAAGTTTCATCCAAACATTGACATGTTGATAGAAGATACATCAATCAAAACTTCTCTAGATAACGTCATAATGACGACCGACGAATTATTCGGTGCTGAGGCAAAGATTCAGACTGAGGATGCCCTAATGAAGCAGCAATATTCAACGATCTCAAAGAGATTTGATGAAGTACGAGAAAAGATACACCCAAATCTTAGATCAAAGATCTTAGACATCACTTATAACTACGCTCCGCTGATCGAGCACTATTATGATCTGTCTAGCATTTTACCAACTCTGCAATCATATAGTCAGAGCACAAATAATGCAAAAACTGATCAGTATTTAAGCCCAGATACTCCAAACTCTTTTTATGCATACGAAGAGAGTGAAGTCTTTTTGGATTGGCTCGGTGGCAGACTAAATATTGGTGATACTAATTATTATACAGGTGGATCAGCATCAGTTAAAATAAACGGCCCAAAGGACTCTTTTAGCCCGTTAGGTCGATATGTATTAGTTGAAGGTTATAAGGCTCTCGGCTCAACGACTAGAAAAAATCTAGCGCTTGACGCAGGTCAGCTAAAGATCAAAAAGTCAGAAACTGCAGTTATCTACAGAGAAAAGCAAGACTTAACTCAATATTCAAACATGACTTTTATTGCACTAGTCAAGTTTAACCAGAGTTTCACAGAGTCACCCATCATTAGAACTAAAGATAACATTAACAACAACGGATTAGCGATCTCAGGAGTCATCTGGAATGATGCTGGTACAGACAAGCTTAGAATAGTAGTAACTGTTAATTCTACACCAATTCAGTTTGAGACTGGCCCGGTGGATAGAGATACTTGGTATGCATTAATTATCCCAATTTCAAATGAGTTTTCTCAAGTTGGTGTAACTAGATATTCTTTTCAACAGGATCCAGCAAATGTAAAGAATTTGAATAAGTTGATTAAAAACTATTCAAATTTTGTACCGTTATCAACTCTGCTAGCCTCGTCATTGTCTAACTATTCATTGATGGCTGGTGATTATTCAATTGCTAATATTCGACTATTTAAAACAATGGTCCAGGAAGAAGATCATGACTATGTGCTGAGTCAATTGTGGATCCGCGACGAATCGATGCTTGCAATCATTGATAATGCGAAACCTCAGCTCAACGTACCATTCATTGCAATAAATCGATAAATACCTAATATGTACAACGACTTATCTAAAAGACACATCTTTGAAAATACTAAACTTGGTTTCGAGTTTGAATTTTTCTCGCCAATTACTAGAGAAAATTTAGCGAGCTTATTTGAAAAAGCACTAGGCCGCAAAGTTATCTGGACAAATTCATACAAATCAGATATTCCAGTAACAGAGTCACAATTTAAATTAGAGGCAGACTTTTCTGGTGGATTTAAAATGCATGAGCTCGTAACTGCGCCACTGCCCTATTCAGAAGCAGTTAACGTACTATTTAGAGCAATGAATATTATTGCTGAGAATGGTTTTACTAGCGACCGTTGCGGTCTACATATCAACTTATCTTTTGATAAACAGCAGAGTGGTTTACCAGTTTCTCTTGAAAATCTAAATACTCTTAAGTTTATCCTAAATTTGGATGAGGCTAAAGTTTATGACTTATGGCCAAGTGCATTGAATAAGACACAAAAGCCATATAAAGGCTCGGTCAACTTCATCTATCCAAAGAACAAGTTTATTGCTGAGACTACTCTTAGCGTCAAACCTGATCCAACTCAATTCAATATTCCACAGTCAAAATACTTTGGTCTCAACTTTTCAAAGTTGGCAGAAGGCTATCTTGAAATTCGCTATGCTGGCGGAACTGATTACCAAACCAAAAAGAGTGAAGCTGTGCAATTGATAAACTATTTGACTGAGTTAACGTATTCTGTTCTTGAAAATAATTCTAGCTATACGTTAACTGAAAAACAGCAGATTTCCAAAATTTTAGAAAAGCAAAAGTCGACTCTACTTGCAGTGAAGAGCCCACAAAACTTGAGAGCAGCTTATCCAAACATCAATTTATACGTTGATTTACACGCAGATCAACAGATAGTTGAAGCAAACTTTGCAAATCTAAAGGATTCATTATTTGATATGATTGCATTTGGTAACCTGCGATCAGGAGTTGTCAACTATGATACAACTACTAAACGAATTCAAATCAAGGATGCTCGATTAAAAGAAGGTTTTGGAATTAACGGCGTTGATCTGTTTAATTGTGTTATCGAAGGCGAAGTATCAAATTGCCTGCTGTATGGATGTAAAGTTAAATCGTCATTAATTAAAGAGAGCATGATTCATACAAATAATGAAATTCGTCACTCGTTAGTTAAAAATTGTTCTTTCCAAAGAGACGGAGTGAATTTAATAGCAGGCTCTTATCTAGATATTAAAGCTGAACACCCAATTTTTGCAGAATTAAAAGAATGTATTGTTCGATCTGGCACACTGTCATATAATTCAACGGCAGACTCAAAAACCGAGTTTATTGTGAGCGAAAGCACAAGCATTCGAGCAAAGGAGTGAAGACTAGTAAAATAGGCTTCATTACTGATAAATAATCAAAAGCAAAAATCCGAGGCACATGGCAGTTCAGGTCAAACTTTCAGGCGTAAAACAATTATCAAATACTAGCCTTACGTCTATTGTTGAGTTTACCAATTTTAACGTTAACTTAATCGCATCCGCGGTTCAGGATTTTTTGCGTTCAATCAACTATGTTGAGGGTCAAGATGAAGTTTCAGTTGAAATTGCATCAATTGATTCAGATGTAGTTCAAATCAAGCAAAAGTTATCAGTTTTAGGCACCCAGTTAAACTCTAACGGAACATATGACGAAGTAATTAGATTAGAACCTAGTGGTTCAGTTATTTCAAAGAATGTTTTAGCAAACGACGTATTACAAGGTTTACGTGTTAGACTAAAAGTATTTGGTCAAATTCCACCAGTTGGAGTACCTGGCGAAGTCATCTATATTCAAGAGCAACCAGGTTATGAAGAAGGATTTTATGGATATTTAGTATCTAGAGGTTGGGTTTGTTTATCATGCGGAGATTCGAGCGGCGGGCCAGGTGGAAACTGCTGTTGTAATAAAGAAAACATCATTTATACAAATGCCGGTAATACAACCGGTAATGGCGCGTTAATTACAAACGACTTATCACTAGGTCTAGTGCCAGCTCTCGGAACAGGTTTCATGTTCTTTGTGAACGGTATGCAGATCGAAGTTGGTGATGGTACAAAAAATGCCCCAGTTTATCTAAGCGACGACAACGGCGTGAACGCTCTTAATTTTTATCAAGCTTCTCCAAATTCTAAATTTTATTGGAATGCAAGTTATGGCGGATTTGATCTTGACACAACTGACCGTATCACAATGCGATACATTGCGATTGACCCAACTTGTGGAACTGGTACAACAACGACAACGACTACTCTTGCGCCAATCAGCACTACAACCACGACTGCTGGTCCAAGCACAACAACGACAACAGTCTTTGTTACCTCAACTACTATTCCATGTGCTGCTGATACAATTGTGTATGTAGTCGATCCATCCAATCCAAATAGTCGAGTTACCTTTACTGGTACGCCAGTTGGCCCATTCCAAGTTCAGTTTACTGACGCATATGGCACAGTTCATTTTGTTACCGCTCTAGGTAATATTATTATGCCATGGGTGTTTGATCTAAGCAATCCATATTATTCAAGTATTCCAACAATAAATGGAGTGTATCAGTTTACTGATGTTGCGACCGGTTGTATCTACACTAAATACGTTGGAGTAAATCCGCCGACCACGACTACGACTGCCCCAACTACTACAACTACGTCGACTACAACGGTTGCACCAACCACTACGACAACAACTTCGACAACAACTGCTGGTACTACAACCACTACGACAACTACTTCAACTACAACAGTAGCTCCAACGACTACTTCGACTACAACTGTTGCACCAACGACTACGACAACCGCTGGTACGACGACAACGACAACGACACCAAACGGCTATCAGATTAGAGTTTCTACTGATTTT